CGTTTCACCATCAAGCAACAGCAGCGGAAGCCCTTCAGCTCCAGAAGCCTCAAGGAATGCTTTCGCTTTTTCGTTCTCAACGAAGCTCATAGGCTGCTGCGCCAGGTTATAACGTTCGATCTGAACCCCACGCCCTTTCAGCCATTGCACATCAGCAGAAAAATTGACCAAAACCTGATCGACATCTGAACCACAAACGCCGGTACTGCAGCACATCGCCGGATCAAACACCGTTAACATTTTCATCTTTAACACATCATATTCGTAAAAACATATATGTACAGGCAAAATTTTTAGATACAAACAGCCTTACCGCTGCCAGAGCAGTTGGCGGATGCCAGCTTACGGGCGATGGCCTGTACGTCGTCCTGTTGACTTAACCAGGCCTGCTCAATCACCAGGGCAGCCCAGGAAGGAATATGCGGGGATAAGCGATAATGAACCCATTTCCCCTGCTTGCGATCCAGCAACAGGCCACTTTCCCGAAGCATCGCCAGATGGCGGGAGGTCTTGGGTTGTGATTGTTCCAGCGCTGTGCAGAGATCGCATACGCACAGCTCCCCCATCTCCCTGAGCAGTAGCACGATACCCAGGCGGGTTTCATCAGATAGTATTTTGAAAAGTTGTAGGGATGCAATTTCTGGCATTATGTACTCCTGCTATGAATGGGTATTGTCTCTCCACCAAAACAAGAAGTCAAAATCATATGTGTTTTCTCGCATGTGAGTGCAGGTGTCACTATGCGGTTGAAAAACGACCTGATGTGCGATCGTTACGTTAGTTGGGTAGGTAAAAAAGTCATTTGAGGCTAAAACATTGCTTAGTGCGGGCTTTCAGTTCATAGAGAAGAATGAATAATATCAATTATAACAATTGGTTATTTCCTTAGCGTACGTTTTCGTTCCATTGGCCCTCAGACCCCATTACTTACAAATCAACTGGCGCACCATCTAATCTTCTTGGACGAGATGCGCCATTTGACTTCCCGCCGTTCGCCGTTGATGCTAATGTCCAGCATATTCACGTCAATTTGCATTTCCAGCTTACCTGGAACGCAAGGCAAGAGAACTACAACCGAACCTCAAACCACTATCTCGTTTATACCGAGCACATGTGGGATAGCGGGCGTTTTTTGCTGATGGGGCTAGTCACTCCAGCTCACGATCGTATGCCAGCAAGAGATACTAGGTTGCTCAGCTACTTCGCTGAAGTCGCAGAAGGTTTCCATTCTAGCTGAACTTTAGCGATCGTCATCTTCTTCATCATTCTTTTTCTTCTAACAAATCATTCTCATCAATCTGGCTCAGATGGCATTCCAAAGTTGGCGTTATTAGGCGCTTTTTACTATTTAGCGTTTAAGATGGTTTGTCTACATAATATATTCAGAATTTACGTAAGCTATATAAATGATTCCATACTTGTAAGGTATGGAATCATTTTCAAAAACAGTCTATTTTACTGTTGATCATACAAAAACTTAGGCCCAACATACTGTTTATAAATACAGTAAAAACAGGCTTAACTCAGTGAGTGGACTATGAAAAACACTTTTGATAAAGCACGCGCAGCAGAAAACACCTCTAGAGAAGCCATCGAGTATCTCGAACGCGCTTCCGGTTTGTCAGCAGTGTCGACCACCAATTTCGACGGTGACATGTCGTTTTCTTCCGCATTCATGTTATTCACTCGCTTATCTTTGCTGATAACGAGACGTCGACCTGAAATAGCTGTTCATTGTATTTTGATACATGTAATGCCGCATATCTGTGAAGTAAAAGTAAGTGACATTAGTAGGGTTTTAGTCAACCAGCTGGTGAACCCATTAATACTTGAGGGCAAGATCGTCCAGGGCAGACGTGTGTTCTCGCTGATGAAGCAGTTTCTCAGTTGGTGTGCATTTCAGGGCTTAATTGATACATCCCCATTGAACGATATGTCGCTTAACAGAGTAGCCGGTGGCGCGAAGCCCACGCCGCGTGAGCGCAAACTGACCGACGCAGAGGTCTGGGTCTTTTGGAATGTATGGGACTACTTCAACGTATGTGAGGGTACAAAGTGGGCGGCCAGATTATGCCTTGTAGCGGCCAGACGACCAGATGAAGTGCTCCGGGCTAAAAGATCAGAATTCAACCTCGAATATAATTTATGGAATCAAGGAACGAGGAATAAATCGGCTCGCCAGCACTCGTTACCATTAAGCCCGCTAATGCGCAAATGTGTTGAGGAGCTGATCAAATACGGAAAAGGCAGCCAGTGGCTTGTTCCTTCAAACAAGAAACAGGGTGAGGATGTGCCAATGTCTAAGGTGGCCATATCACAGGCGTTGAGAAGGATTTTAGAACGTCCAGAGTTGATGGAGCTTGAGCCATTTACCCCCCGAGATTTGCGTCGTACTGCGCGTAGTTACTTCCCCGCGTTAGGCATAAGTCAGGAGGTATCCCGCAAAATTATGAACCACAGTCTTGAGGGGATAGATCGAGTATACGATCGACACGATTATATAGACGAGATGCGAGACGCCTTAAACAGTTTTTCGGCGTACATCGCATCAATCGTAGAGAAACAGGATTTAGAGGAGATAGATCATAAGTTCAAGGGAGATCGACTCGCTACTGAGCTAATCCGTGTAAATTTCTCATAGCGACTTGATTGCCTCAACAACCCGCTCCGACGCACCACGTTGGTCACCGAAACGTCGACGGAAGGCTTCCAGAACTAGTTTTTCATCTTTAGTCAGAGGGGCTGTGCCTTCGTCGCGAAAAAACGCTAACAGCTCTGGATGACGCTCTTCCAGCACCATTAGCATCAATCGGACCGAATCGGCATCCAATGCTTTAGCCAACGCTCTGACCTTGTCGATCGGAAGCGGGATTTTGCCGCTCTTGATAAGTGAAAGATTGTTAGGGTTTTTATAGCCTGCTTCTTTCGCGATGGTCGCCTGGCTTTTCGGAGAAATCGCGATTAAAGCGTCAATGTAAGCAGCGTAGCGACCTACTTTAGCTTCTGTTGTTTCGTTGGTAGCCATAATTATCAACCTGCGTGTTTTGATTTTATTTGGTAAGTGCTTACTGATATTACATCAAAGGTTAGTGTTGTAAAGACTTATCTATTTTTTTACGTAGGTTTACTGACCGCAAAAGGCTTCATTAATAGACAACTATCTAAAAAATAACTCATTTAAGAACTTAAAACTAAGTTGTATTTGATATATAAGTATTCCGTATTGATACAATAGGTAGTAGTATTGCAAGGCATTTACGTGTTCAGTTGGATGATATGAAATGAAAAAAATAACTTCTAATTTGATCGCCCTTGAGGTCGGACATACGGTTTCAATTGACGATGATGGGGCAGCAGCCATACTCACTGAACTGCCAACAAAGTCTTTGTTACTTGACATGAAAGACGCAACCGCATACATCTTTGAGCTAAAGGGCAAGTGCTTCACTCTCATCAATACCGGCTGCGGTTCAGTAGCCGTCCGCACAAGTTAACACCACCCCTCCCATCCTCTCTAGCGCCTGTACGAACAGATTAGATGCCTGTTCGTACAGTGATAAATTACGCACATCAGAAAACAAATTGTTTTAACAACAAGGAAATTCTAATGTCCAAAAAAACCACCAAAGCTGTACTGAAAGAGGTGCAAGATTTTCGCGACTGTGTAAAACGAGTTGTAGCGATGCTTTCAGGTAAACAGATACCTGTTGCAGAACGAGGCAATGAAGCATATGTCCGCTATAACCGGCGCGGCGAACCAGTGCTGGTAAACATCCCATCTATACCGGACGACGCGTCGCCAACCCTCATGAACGCAGTGCGTGGTTTTCTCGACCATGAGGTGGCCCATATTCTCTTTACTGAACCGAAAGTCGCAATGCAGATGCGCGAAAGAGGAAAGGCTCCGTCTACGGGGCTTTGGAATGCGCTGGAAGACGTTTTTATTGAACGCAGAATGGGGCAGGTCTTTAACGGAACCCGGCGTAATTTACTTGCAACACAGAGTCTGGTTATCGACAAATACTTCAGGAATAAAGTACCAGAAGCGGTTTTAGCCTGTCACGGAGACCAGCGTGAATTGTTTTTGAAATTCTTTCTTTGCCCGGTCGTCCGCGCCTGGGATGGACAAAGCCCCTTCATCGATTTTATGGAAGAACACTGGCGCCTTATCGAGAGGCCGGTAGCCTTACTAAAGGAGCATGGTATAGACGTGGCCGTTCGCAATATGTCGAACACTGAGGATTGCGTGAAGGTCGCTGCTGCTATAGCCCAAATCATGCAGGATATGAAAGACAAGCCAGAGGGCAAATTACCAGAACTTAAATCATCTGCCAGAAAGCCGTCGAAGAGCAAAGACGAGTCCGAGGAAACGCCAGAATCAGGTGACGAACCGTCTCATGGTGACTCTGCATCTAAGCCTGCCAAAGGCGAAGGCGATGACAAGGAAGAACGAGAAGATGATGCATCAGAAGAGGAAGATTCTGGGGGTTCCGATTTGTCTGATTCATTAGATAAGGACTTACCTACACACGTTAAAGATATTAGTGATACAGAAAGTAAATATACAGAAGCAGGCCACGAAGAGTCAGGAGACACCCCAGAATCCGATGCTATCGGCATAAAATCAAGTGACTCTGACACCGATGATGACGGCAGCAATGGCACTGGCGCCCCAAGACCTGGCGATGGTATTCGCGAAGATACCGATGATTCTGATGGTGATGGCGGTGAGGACTCCGATACTGATCGTGGGGAAACTGAAGAAGAAGACGTCGAAGGCAAAGAAAATAAAGATGGTGCGGAAGTGCCCAAAGACAGTGAGTCTGGCTTTGTTCCTGCGCCGGATGAAATGACTCTGGAGGAGGCACTAAAGGCGCTCGACGAGATGGAAGACGGAATCGGTGAAATGACCGAAGACGCACTGTCGGCCACCATCAGCAAAGAGCTTATGAGCGTCTCACCTTCTGATTATCGGCCATACGATCGATCATACGACTTTATCGGGTTGATTGATGGAGCCGAAGAGCATGTGAAGCGCACCAGAAAGACGTTCGGTGCAATACCAATGCACTCACCAGTCGACCGCTACCGTATGGTGCCAGAAGGCAGAAAACTCTTTGAACTGAAAATCGAAAAACATCTGTCTGCAGGCGTTTCTTCGACGCTGGCCAAAGACCTGGAGCGGGCCATCGCCAGCCGCAACCGAGTTCAGTTTATACCTGGTCAGAGGCGTGGGCGGATACATGGCGCGAGCCTGTATCGTCTGGCAATGAACGACGACCGAGTGTTCCGCAAGAAGGAAGACCATAGAGCGGTGAACGCGTGTGTCCAGCAGGTCATCGACTTGTCCGGCTCAATGGATGGCGTGAAGATTCAACTGGCCCTAGCCAGTGCCTATACCATTGCGGATGCTTTAGATCGTATCAATGTCCCCAACATCATCACCGGCTTTACCACGTTCGGTAGCCCAGATTATGAAACCAGGTCGAAGCGCGGGTTTACACGCTTCGAGGCGCTCATGCTGCCCATTATCAAAAACTGGAATGAGAAAGCAAACTCTCCAGAGATCCGTGCTCGCATGGGATGCGTATGTGAGACGTTCCCACTGCTCAATAACGTCGATGGTGAGAGTGTCGCGCAACTGGCTACCCTGTTTGCAGGGCGAATGGAGGACAAAAAGATCATGCTGGTTATGAGTGATGGGGAGCCATGTGCTACAGGTAGTGGATTCCATCAGCATTTACGAACCGTCACCAAAGAAATTGAGACCTTGAGCGACATCGAACTGATGGCTATCGGCATTCTGACCGACGAACCACGGCGTTACTACAAAAATTACGCACTGGTTAACAGTGTTGAAGAGCTAGGGCCGTCAGTCGTCACTGAGTTATCTCGTATCATTCTTAGGTAATAGCTTTACCCTTAAAAATAAGTAACTACTTACTATACATCCTAATATATTTCTATAAGATATACCCCACAAACGACAAACAGTAAGGAAAAAACATGACCGCTACTGCACTACAGCAAGAAGAACATTTGCCGGAAGCCATCGTCTGCAAGTGGTGTGGCAAATCCTTTCATTACCTGAAATCCCATATCTCTATGGGCCGTTGCGAGAATATTCCTGAGTCTGCGAAGGGTCTGGACGTGGACGAAGTGGTGAAGATGTACACCTCTGCGTTTCCAGATGAACCAACGATCTCTCGCACGGCACTGGCCAAACTCAATGAGAAGCGTGCCGAAAAGCATTCAGGCGAAGGAAAAGTAGCGGAGATTAGCGCACATCCGGGCTACGCAGGAACGGTCGAATACAAGACCGAACTGGTGGCCGCGCACGAGCTGCTTGGCGTAACGATCAAAGAGCTGGGTACACCACGCGGAAAACCACTACAGGTGACAGTCAACGTCAACACGCCCTATCCGGAGTTCGTACCTGAAGCGAAGAAAAACTATGTGTATGGCGACTTCGACCTGATCAAGGACATCTTTATGATGCTGGAAATCGGAATCCCGGGTTATCTCTGGGGCCATGCAGGAACCGGTAAATCTTCTCTTCCTACGCAGCTATGTGCCCTGCTAAATCGACCACTGATCCGCGCCCAGCATACGGCGTCTATGGAGGAAGCGCACGTTACAGGCCAGATCCTCGCTCGCGATGGTTCCACCTATTTCGAACCGGGTTTACTAGCGCTGGCGATGAAAAATGGTTGGGTTTACCTCGCTGATGAATATGACTTCGCGTTCCCGCAGATTCTGGGTGTGTATCAGCCAGTTCTTGAAGGAGAGCCGCTGATCATCAAAGAGGCAACTGCGGACTGGCGCCGCATCACCCCGCATAAACGCTTTGCCTTCATTGGCACTGGCAACACTAACGGCTCTGGCGACGAAACAGGTCTCTATCAAGGCACAAACATCCAGAACGCAGCGAACTTCTCGCGTTTTGGCATTGTTTCAAACGTGAAGTACATGAGTACGAAGGCAGAAGTCAACATGCTGGCTGAAGCAGGCGTCATCCGCGAATACGCCGAGAAGATGGTGAAGTTCGCGAATCTTATCCGTGAAGGTTATGAAAAGCATCAGATTAGCCAGCCAATCGGGCCTCGTGAGCTGCTGCTGTCCGCCAAAATCGGAATGATGCGCGGTGATTTCTCTGCCGGCATCGAAAAGTCGTTTATCAATAAACTTCCATCCACGTCTGCACAGGCAGCGCGTGAAGTGGTTCAGAAGATCTTTGGTTAATCGTGCGTAAAGGATGTTTCGGCTCTCTTATCGCAGCGTCTGAAACTGGCAGTGCTTGTTTGGCATGTCCGGATAGACCCGAGTGCCACCAGTCAGCCAAAGAGGTTGCGATTTCGATGTATGGGAAGTTCGTTGGCTTCCCCAATGACAAAATCAAGAAAACCAGAAAGGTAAAAGCACATGAAGGCTCTGATGGTCAGAACTGACTTCTCCCTGGGAGAGTCAGCTCTAAAAGCAGAAAACGCGGTGAAAATCGCGAGAGACGCTGGCTACACCGCTGTCATTTCCGCTGACAGCATGAACATTGCCAGTGTGATCCCCCTGCAGCGTGCCGCTGGCGACGACATGGCGGTTATTTGTGGTGTTAAGCTGAATGTGGTCGACGATCCGACATACGAGCACCGCGCTCGCTTGGCGAAAGAGTCAGGAAGATGTATGGAATCATTAGTTCGTGATAGCAGCTACTGCTTCACGGCACTGATAAAGAATGAACAAGGTTATCGCGACGTGTGCGAACTGATGACCTTAGCGAACAAGCGCGAGCAATTCTACTTTGTCCCGCGTCTGGCGCTTGAGCAGCTGGCAGCCGCATATGCCAAAGGCAACATCATCCTGCTGACGTCCGACATTGGCAGTGTATTCCAGCGCCGGGACTTCGCAAAAATTATCGGGACGCTGGTCACAGCTGGCGGTCGCGATAACTTCTACAGCGTGGTTTATCCGCACCCTACCCCATTCTACGACCAGATTAACGTCCGGGCGATGAAAGTGGCGAGCGCACTGAAAATAGAGCCAGTGGCGTTCTATCCCGCTTATTACGAAGCGATCGACGACGCTGACATTAAAGACATTGCGCACATGGTTACGAACAACATCAAAATCGACCAGCCGCATCGTCTGCGCATCCCCCACCAGCGAGATAACGCTGTTAATGGTCGTCGCCATCTCCTTGAAGCGCTGAAAGCCTTCTCCGTTCGCATGGGCGTACCGGTAACAGCTGCAATGGCCTCAACAACGCAGGACACCATTATTGAAGCCTGCACATGGCGCTGGCATGAACTGCCACCAGCACTGCCCAAGATGGCAGACGACGAGCCTGCAACGCTGATGAAGCTGGCTGTCGCGGGGCTACGCAAGCGTCTAACTACTAAAGAGTTTGGCTACACACCACCGGCTTCTGAGCACCGAGTGTATGTTGAGCGACTGAAGTACGAAATGGACACACTGACCCGTCTGGGCTTCTGTGGCTACTTCCTGATGGTACGCGATCTGATGAATCACAGCCGTGAAACAGGAATACCGGTTGGGCCAGGGCGTGGTTCGTCAGCGGGTTCTCTGGTAGCGTGGTGCATAGGCATAACCAACGTCGATCCTATCCGTCACGGTCTTCTGTTTGAGCGTTTCATCAACCCTGAACGTCTTGACTTACCGGATGCGGATCTGGACTTCAGCCAGGCACGTCGTCATGAGGTGATCGAGTATCTGAATGAACGCTATGGCGAAGATTACGTTGCCGGTATTCCAAACTTCACCTATCTGGGCGCCGCTTCTGCGCTGCGAGACACTGCGCGTATTTACGGTGTCGACGCTGCGGATATGGCGGTATCCAAAGAGTTCAAGAATCTGGAAGACGATAGCCTGTCTCTGGAAGAGCTGCGCGAGCAACTGGCCAGCCTGGACAAATACGCCACGAAAAACCCGGAAGCGTTCAAAGCGGCGTGTAAGCTGCAAAGCCTGATGCGTGGTTTTGGTCGTCACGCTGCGGGGATGATCGTCGCTGGCGTTCCATTGATAGAGCGCACTCCCGTCGAGCTGCGTGGCAACGCTCGCTGTATTGCGTTCGATAAACGTTACTGCGAGGCAATGGGGCTGATTAAGCTGGACGTTCTCGGTCTGGCAACGCTCGATCTGCTGGATAGCGCGAAACGCTACATCAAAGAGAGTACCGGGGAAGACATCAATCTCGATGCTATTCCACTGGACGATCGTAAGGTTCTGGATGGGTTCGCTGCAGGGTACACGCAGGGCGTATTCCAGCTGGAGTCCGGCCCCATGCGCAAGCTGCTTAAAGATCTGGGCGGTGGCATTGAGCCAATGAGCTTCAAAACCGTTGTCGCCACGACCGCACTCTTCCGACCTGGCCCGATCCAATCCGGCATGTTGGACGACTATGTCTCCGTGGCCAAAGGCTTCATGGCTCCACATTCAATTCATCCGCGTCTTGAGGAAGTCACCCGGGAGACTAATGGTGTTTTGCTCTATCAGGAACAAATCATGCAAAGTTCCCGAGTACTTGCCGGGTTCTCTATGGCCGAAGCAGACGCTCTGCGTTCCGCTATCGGTAAAAAGAACATGGATAAGATGAAAGCGATCGGCAGCGATTTTGTAGAACGAGCACAAGCAGGCTGGGTGACACTGTCACTCAAAAATGGAGGTACTGTAGAGGTTCACAAACACGCAAAACTGGATTGCTCAGACGGTAAGCGTAGAAGCTACAGCGAGGCTATTAGTGACGGCATAGACTACGTGGAGATCGTCTCTGAACAAGAAGGTCTCAGTAAGGAAAAAGCCCAAGAAATATGGGACGCCTTTGAGAAGTTCGGTGGATATGCCTTCAACAAATCACACAGTGTTGCTTATTCTTTAATCAGCTATCAGTCTATGTGGTTAAAGACACATTACCCTGCTGAGTTCTTCGCTGCTGCGCTCACCATTCTGGGCGAGGATAAGCACCAGGGGCTGGTTAAGGATGCGCTGACCTATGGCATTCGCGTATTGCCACCAGACGTTAACGTGTCATCTAACCGAATTGAGAACCGCACGCTGGAAGACGGCAGTCAGGTTCTGTATGCACCATTCTCTGCTGTGAAAGGCTGCTCTGAGAATGATTGCCAGGCCATCATGAGAGCGCGTGAGAAAGTTGGCGGCAAATTCGAGTCACTTGAGCAATTTGAGGAAGCGGTCGAGAAGCGTGCATGTAACAGCCGGGTACGCGAATCACTGCAAAAAGTAGGTGCGTTCGCATCGATTGAGTCTGGCAGTCTGCCAGCGACAGATCCGGAACGACTGCGCGACCAGGCAGAGTTGATGGGCAATCTGGTGATCGACGCTGTAAAAGCCTCTCGACCGTTCGAGATGAACCCTAAGCGCTCTGCTGAAGTAAATGTACTGATGACGCGCATGGCGGCCGAAATGGGGCTGGGAGACGATCTAATCCGTCCAAGCATTGGTATTAAGCCAAAAATCATGGTTATTCTGGACAACGCGAACGGCAATGATGGGCGTACCGGCTACTTCATGGAGAACGGTTACGACGACTTTAAGGCGAAGTTGATCCTACCCACGTAATATGGACACAGGCCTAAGCGAGGTTCTTGTTTTCAA